GGCATCAATACGCTTTGCAACTTCTTCCTCAGCAAGTTCAAGAGTGATATACAAAACATTCTTGCCCATACTTAAACAAGACGCAGCAACATGACACATGAACAATGACTTACCGACACCAGTACCTGCAAGAGCAATGTTCAATGTCTTCTTTGGCAAACCACCCTTAGTAATACGATTGAAGAATTCTAAATCAAATGGCATCTTTTCTTGAACGAGATGATAATACTCATATCGGTCTTCAAAGTCTTGTAGATAGTCATGACCAACATTTGGATCAAACGATACAGCAAGAGCATCAGACAGAATAGTAGGAATAGCTCCCGTTGTAAGAGAGCCATTCTTGTTATTCATAATTTCAATTGATTTCATAATCGCATGATAAAGTGCCTTATCTTTACAGAACTTTTCGGTGCTGTCAGTAAGCCACTGTATATTTGTATCAGGAACATTCTGTAGACTTTCAAGAAAGTCCTTGATACTCTTTACCTGATCGTCCTTGATATTTCTAAGATTATCAACTTCAATAGCTAGAGCTACACGGTCAGGAAGACGATTATACTTAACAATGAAGTTTTGAATTTCAGTGTAGAGAATCCGATCTTCTTCTGTTGAGAAATATTCCGTCTTGATGAACGGCAACACCTTTCGAGTGTAGTCTTCATTCCTCAACAGGTTCGTTAGGATCGTCTTTTCCAGTTGCATACTTACTCTCCAAAGTTTCCAGAATCATGGCGTTGAGAACAAGTCCAGCATGATGCGTAAACCTGTCATCTCTACGAAGTGATGTTTCAGTGTGATCACCCATTTCCAGAAGATCATAATCAAATAACATCTTTGCTTGATTGTCATCTACCTCTTTGATAGATACGGTAGTGAAGCGAAGTATAACACCTTTGTATGGGCCAGTCAACAACTCAATAGGCAGAGTTTTGTCTTCTTCATACAAATCATCACGCAACTGGTAATCTTGATTGATAATCATGATGCTTCCTCTGAATCTGTAGCGTTAGACTTGCCATACAAAAACTCGTTCTTACATGCTTCATCAATCTGATCAAGAATGTCCTTTGTAAAATACTTTTTTGGATCGTTAAGTATCACTGATTCAAACGCTTTAGTGCCATTCGGTAACTCATAGCGCGTTGATACCTTCTTGATGATGTTAAACTTCTCAGCCAGATCAAGCAAGCCATAATAAGGATCAAGTCCGTTAGCATAGTCAAGTAGTGTTTCAACTTTCTTATTCTCAATTGTCAACCTAGCCTTCTTAAGGTTTGCAGTGATAATAGCGCCTGATACACCACCGTCCTTGTCCTTGTCTTTCTTCTTAGACAGGAACAGAATAGTTGAAGCAGCATACTCAAGACCAGAACCGCCACCCATCTTCTTTGTCGGCACATATGAACCAACAACATCATAAACGTGATTGGTTACGATGAGTGGCACCTTAGCCTTGCCAAGCTTGAGTGTGAGAACACGAAATGCACCACGCACCAACTGAGCGCGTGTCATATCGCGTGTGTCTTTACCGTCAGCAATGTCGGCCATTTCTTTATCTGTTGAGAGATTGCCAAGTGAATCAAGAACAAACATCATCGGCGGACGATCTTTATTAGCCTTATCTTCAATGTACTTATCAAGAATCTTTACTGCTTGGGTTCTAAACTCTTGGATAGTTGCGACTGGCACAACTGCAACTCGCTTTGTGTCAATGCCTCTATCTGTAAGCATTTGCTTAGATATAGCGGATTCAGATTCAAAGTAGAAGACGAATCCTGTTTCGTTTTCTCTGAGAAACTGTCTGACAATGTTGATTGCGTAAAAGGTCTTGCCTGTTGAAGGTTCACCAGCAAGGGCAGTAACTTTATTAGCAGGAAGCCCACCGTATATAGAACCAGATAGCAGAGCATTGAGGCTATAAGAACCGGTGCCGATAAAACCAGTAACGTCACCAGCTTCGATCCCATCGTCTGCAATGCCAGCGTATTCATTATCAATCTCCTTGAGTAAGGATGTAAACATATTAGACATATAGTATCTCCTATATTATGTTAATGTCACGATTCTCCGTGACAGAGTATTTAGCAACGAACGATATCATCTTCGCTGCATATATCACCCATCTGAACCTCAATAGCAATCAAAGTTTCATTCAGGTGAGTATTCGTAATCTTGTGAAGAGACGAACAAGGCACATAGAAACTATCGCCCTTGTATATATTAAAGATGTTTCCATCAACAATGGCTCTACCTTCACCCTGAACAATTGTCCATTGTTCGGACCTATGCTTGTGATACTGTAGAGAGATTGATTGATCAGGCAAAATCTCAAGACGCTTGACCTTATATCCCCGATCTACATCAAGAACATGCCATTCACCCCACAGGCGTTTTGCTGATTCAATGTATGCTCTTCTACGTTCCGCTACAATCATTTCCATTATTTCATCAAAGTCTCTGTCTTTATACTCTCTACATCCTGGATCACACTCTTTGTATAATCCACACGGACATCCACTACCATGATCATATGCTGCCATTATATCCACCTCAACTTAGGTTCACCTTTATATTCATTATTGAAGACGAACCATGCAAATGCAAGCATACCACCGCCTCCATTAAATCCGACACGATTGCCGAATACATACACACATTCTAACACATTCAAAGAGAAAAGTCTATCTCGTCTTTCTTTACCTTCAAGAAAACTTAGCTTGTTGAACATTGCTACCTTCTTCTCGGCCAGACCAAGAGCATGAAGTGTAAACTTGGTTCCGATCTTGAATGGAGGATTAGTGATGATGTTGTCCGTCTTACGATGACTGTTCATGAAATCAAAATGAGCATCACCATATCCACGGTCGATTAGATCCGTTGCGTAGATGTGATTGTATCCATAGTGCTGTAATCTCTTACATATTGCACCATCACCACATGCAGGTTCCCATATCTCACCATTGAACTTCTCGCGGTCCAGAAGAGCGTCTATAGCCCAATCTGGAGTCGCGTAGAAGTCATCTTTCTCACGATTGGGATTACCTGAACCAGCAAGTCTTGTAAACTGTTCAAGACTCATGAAAAGAAATCCTCAAGTGATGATACATGTTCAGTCTTCCAGTTTATGCTATCAAGAATGATCTTGAGAGGTTCCAAGAACGACTTCTCAAACTGTAAATCATAGTCTATATACTTCTCAATGTCAAGCTCTTTTGGCACAATCGTCGGGAACGATATGACATTAGACTGGATTGTGTTTGGCTCTTTAAGATACACAAACTTTATCTTCTCACCTTCCATGATCATCGGATAAGTCTTGTCCAACTTCTTGCGCTTGATCAAGTCATTATACAGCAATGAACCACGAACATGAATAGGTGTGCCTTTACCAAAGATTGCTTTAGCGTCAGCAAACTTCTCAAGCCCATTCACACCGCGAGGAAATGCAATGTCAGAAATGACTTGTTGTCTGAACTCTTGCCGATAAGTCTCAATCATACCAATCATATCGTCTTCAGACTTGTTCAGCACAATATCAATTGCTTCCCACATGATCTTGCGGCAGTATGCAGGTGTAGAGGACTTGATCATTTCAAGACCCATAACTTTTACCTTTGGCTTGGCATACTCAACACCTTCGTTGTTCCAGACGTTCATGATGTAACGCTTTTTGGCTGTCCAAATACCTTTGTCAGCAAGAGCTTCACGCTTCATTTGCATCTTTTGTTCGTAGGCGTTAACATATTCAGCAAGTTCGTCGTAAGATTGGTCAATAAACGGTTGAATTTTATTTTCACAGACCTTATCCATGAAGGCGATAATTTGTTTTGTTGTAGCATTAGAATTCTGCTCAACAATAGTCTTGCTGACCAATCTATCAAGAGAGAGGTAAATAGAATCTGTGTCCGACGCAATAACATAATCTTCTTTCTCCGTTTTGAGTAGCTTGTTCATATACTCATTTAGTTTGTTCTCAATCCAGCGAATAGACAACTGCCCTGCTGTTGTAATAGCAGAAGCTTGCCTCACATCAAAGAAACGGAAGAACTCATTACCCAATGCACCATAAGCTGAGTTCAGAGAGACCTTCTTCGCAAGTTGAAGATTATTATACCTTGCAATGCGTTTCTCAATGTCATAGCGTTTTGTAGAGTCGGTTTCTTTTTCAAGTTCTTTCTTAGCCGTAATAGCCTTCTTTTTGTATACGCTGCGGTCATTGTACATTGTTTCCATAATTTCAGGTAGAAACCCATACTTCTCTTTTGTGAAGAACTGGCAGTTAGGTGTCAGTGTCACATTGGCAGTTTGTAGAATGCTTGTGCTGCATTCTTGGTTCAGAAGTGAATCAATCGTCACATTGTTTCGTGAAATGAATTCTCTCATAGTACCATCATAGTTTGCGGGTTCAATCAGAGTATCAGGGCTGATGTTGTACTGCATGATCAGATGTGGATACAGGCTGTTCAAGTCAAAGCTTGCAACCCACTTATGCATACCAAGTAAAGGATCTTTTACAAACGCACCAATGTATGCTGCATCTTTAGAATGCCTCGTAATTGGTGGTACGACCACACTCTTCTTCTTGAGATAGTTGTATATGATACTATCCCACATACGCACCTGAGTGAACACATCATCATAGTTTGTCTTTGAATCATAGGCCAGAGTAAGAGCAAGTTCAACCAGTTTCAGCTTATCTTCCAGCTTTTCAACAAGTTCCACGTCTTGGATATTATACTCAATAAACTTTTGATAGTTGTCCCTGTACAAGGTATGAAGTGAACCATACTCTTCATACGACAACTTGCGTTTACCTAGTTCTACATTACAGATAGCATCAAGCTTGTAGGACTCTTGTGACTGACCACCAGGCGCAAACTTCTTGTATAGTTCAA